CCATCCACTTAATGATCTCGTTTGGATCGGTCATACCCTCTGGTAGACCAAGAGACGAGAGTTGAGCCATCAATTGCTCATCCATGCCTTCCTGCCTTTCTGCTTGGTCGTAAGACCGTCTGACCGTGGAATTAGGATCTGCACCCGTTGCACAGATCGACGCGTTGTGAGGCTCCCAAGCGGTAACAATCTCCGCTGGCCCTTCAACTACAACGCCACGTTTCGTTGTGTATGCTTGCCCTTCCGGGATGTAGATGCGATTGAGGATTACCGCATCGATACTGAAGTCATTCAGATGCCCCTCTTGGTATCGAGTTGCTACGACCTGGCTCTCTGGGTCGGAGGCGAATGAAGGATCGCCAACCAGTTCTCCGTCCTGAATCTCGATGTTACGTATTGATCCGAAGACATTGCGGACAGTTCTATCGTTGTGTGAGTCGACAATGGGCAATTGATTCTTCGAGTTGCGAAACTGGACGCCGTCCATCAGCAAGACTTGGCGAACCATGCGACCGCGTTGCTCGTCGTAGATCTCAATTGGTGTCTCGGTTGCAATCACCGCTCGACCGTCTTTCGGTGCCGCGAATGCTCGCTGAATCTTTGGGACTGCTGCGATACGCTCGACTTTGTCTGCTGCTTGCATTTGTCGTTGCACCTTTTCGCTCCAAGTTTTCCCAGCGTCTCCGCCCCATAACGCCCACGCAATCCGACCGGCTGATGGAAAGCCCTTTTGGCTTGGCTTCCACCCTTCACCCTGCTTGTCTACTTCGTGTCTTGCGAAGTAACTCACCATGCGTCCGATGGTATCTGGACTCATCGCCTTGCCGTTGCTCAAGTCTCTAGCCCTTGCAACGCCAACTGGAGTTCCGCCGCGATTGTGTTCGCGTCTCCACTCAAGGCCCTGCTTAGCCTCTTCGCGTACGCCCTCAGGTGGAGTAAAGTCAATGTCGTCGTACTTCGCTCGTTCGATCTCTTCCGCTGCGTACAATGCCGCGACCTGATCGCCAGCCGCATCCTCTGAAGCATGGCAACCCATCAACTGGGCGGTATCGTCTTTAACGACACCCCACGGACGCGATATAGGGCAAGCCTCTGTTTGCTTCGTGCTATAGGGCACTGGCTACCTCGCTAACTACCTCTTGCATCTGAGGCGATGGAGTAGCCGACTGAGCCGCACTGATTGCTAGTTGCTGCTCTTGTGGCGTGAGCAATCCAAGTTTCTTCTTCAAGTCTTGCTCTTTTTTGCGTTGATAGAAGACCGCTCGCCATGATCGACCACGGGAACCAAGTTCCGTCTGGTAGTCGCTCATGAACGAATCGATTGCATCTTTTGCCGATGCCTGTTCGGTCTGAGGATCCACCCATTCCCATTCAGGGGTCTGCCACTCGACCGGGCTTGCTTTGCGTCGATCTGACAGCAAGTCAATCGGAGTTGGAAACCCTCGAGTTCCGCTGATCGATGCCGCATCGAAGAACGCGTCCCAAGTCGGCTGGAGCATGTGCCGAATCAAGTATTGCTGCCAACAACGGAACCGCCTTCGGTCTTCGAGTTGACTCGTACGGCTCGAACTGTAGGACGTCTGCGAGTAGTCCCTAGCAACCGTCTCATAGGACAAGCCCGTACCAACCGCAATCTGACGGAGGATTAAAGCAATCCAAGGCTCCGCACCCGTAGCCGGTCGCCCTGGGTTGATACCCTCGACGCTTTCGCCTGGTGCTAACTCCATCACCATGCCCGGCTCAATGTATCGCTGCTTGTTACCCGCTGAATCTACTGGACTCCCGCCGTCTGGATCCGCTAGATCACCCAAAGGAGTTTCGGTTTTAATGGCGACCGTGAAGCATGAAGCAACCGCTGATGCTTGCAGTTCGTTGTCGAGGTATGTGCCCAAGTCACGAATAGCCGCGACGACTGGAGCAAACCACGATACGCCCCGCGTCTGCCCCACTCGCTCACGGCGGAATAGGTGCATGATCTCCGACGCTGGAACTCGTTCAGGCTCTCGAGTGTAGGAGTATGGTTGCAATGGGTGATCGGGATAGATCCAGTAAGCAACCGGACGGCCTGTGTCGTCTACCTCAACACCGCGAATGATGCGGTTTTCTCCGTTGGCCGTAAGTCTTGATGCGTAGTTGTCTTTGTCACCCGCCAAGCGGTCTGCTTCGATGATCTCTAGAGCCAATGGCACTGGTCGATAGATGCCGCGATACACGCTTCCAGGCGTGCGAATCTTTCGGATGAGGACTTCGCCAGCCTCAACAACTTCGCGTTGTGCGATGGATTGGATTTCCTCTAAGGTGTATTGCCCGTTAATGTCGCAGACTTCGCACCATTCCGACCAAACGCTATCGCGTCGGTCGTTAATCTCTTCGATATCATCGCCTGCGGGAGTCTCGAAAACCGATTGAGCCTTAATCCCGCATCCGACAACGGATGAAACGATGGTATCGACTACGCCCCATGCGTACGCGTTGTTGCGGACAAGTTCCCTCGACCACGCCCTAAGCCGATCCGCTCCGAATGGGCCGAGTAGTTCGGTATCCGCTGGCTGATTCTTCGGCGTGCGTCCGCTCGATACTCTCGACGGCTCCGCACCTAGATAGGATCGCAATACCCGCCGGGCTTGCATTCGTCGCAATGCTCGAAGCGGGCTTACTGCCTCAATCGCTTTGTCGATAAGCCTGGTAATCATCGGCGTGACCTCGACATTTTCGCAAGGCTGATGCCGCCGCTCGAAGTCTCTCGGTTGACTTGTTGCTGTAGTTGCCGACGCTCTTGGAGTAGAGTACCCAGGTCAAGCTTAGTAACCGTACGCGAACCAATCGAATACGAAGACGCCCCGCCTGTAAGCAGGGCTTCGATTGCTGCGTCAATGAGTGCAAGTAGACTCGCTGCTGTTGCCATGTCCCTAGCATGGCAAGACTATCGCTACTTGCTAGATCGCAATACAATTGCAATTGTAAAGAGGCAGAAAATCAATCGCCTTCTTGCGACCATGTATTCCCGCAATAACCGCACTTGCAGTATCGGATCTTCCCACGCTTGGCATAGACTCGGCTGAATTGCTGCCTGGGTGGACGCGACGTAGTGCAAAGCGTGCAATCTCTAGGCGTGAACTCTCTTGGCTTAGGTGCCGACTCAATGGGCCTGTCTTGGCTTTCTTCCAGCGAATCGAAAACAACGTTGCCTTGATCGTCGGTTCCTCGCCTTCGATGTACTACGTCTTCAACGGGGTCGTAGTCGACAACCAGTGAATTCGGCGGTAGTTTCTCTTGCTCAACCGCTGGAATCTGCTTCTTGCTCTTTGCCATCTCAATTCCTCCTCTTAGGTATCCATCCGCCTTGCCGAGTCTTTAGATTACCATGCTGGTATCGCTTCGGTTGTGGCTTGGGTTGTGGCTGCTTCTGCTCGCCGCTTACTGTCTTCGGCTGAACCTCGACTTCTGACGGTGCTATTAGTTTAACACCGCACGCCTCGCCCGCTGCCGCTGCCATGTAGGTTGCATCGAGCCAGTGGTTATTTGTATCCTTAACGCTCCAATATGTCTTGGCTCCCTTGCCTTCGGTAAACTTCGTAACTAGCTCTTCCGCTGCGATATGCTGTGCGTACTGGCTATGCCTCTGGTTTTCATCGAGGGAGAAGAGTGAGAGTGATCCACGCCGAATCATGTTGGATTCGTCGAATGTCGGTGTCATAAATCGCTCATGAACAAACTGCTTCCAATACGAGGTATCAAGTTCGTAAAGCCATAGCCCTCCATTGGGTAGTTTCGATGCGTGCAAGTTGTCTCCCGCTATGCACGTTGTCGTAGACTTCGTTTTTCGATGGTAAGGAAACTGCCCCTTTGAGGCATGGAAGATACCGCCGACTTCGCGGACAAACTTGTAAGGGGCATTCGTGAAAGCACCCGAGTCCACAAAGCAGAAGTCGACCGCTCGTCGCGTACCTGTTGCATCAACGAACTCCCTGCTCAGTAGCTCATCCCGCCAGTTTAAGAGTGCGTCGTAAATCATAGGCTCGGATGCTTCGTGATCCATGCTCTTGTCCGTTCCGTAGACCTGAGCAATACCATAATCGACGATAACACCGCCGGCTCCGTGCCACCACGCCGCTACAACCCAATGGCAGTTGTACTTGCCTAAGTCAATCGCCGCTGTGAGTGCAACCGTGTTAGCCGGTAGCTGTCTTCGTGCGAATCCCGACAGACGCGATTCAACGAGGGATGGAGTAATGCCCAGCCCCATAGGCCCGGCTTCCTCTGGTGGATCGTTATCGATCTCGGTCGATACCGCCTTTGCCCCTACGTCTGCTACTCGGTTATAGTAACTCTGCACCGCCGACAGTTCCATCGGCTCGCCGTCAGCGTGCGTCTTGCGACTGAACGAGCATTGATTCGAGACAACGGAACCGCGTTCAATCTCTTCTCGATTATCACGCCAAAACGCAAAGGCTTCGCGGGCATCGGGGTCGTCGTCTTTACGTCCGCGTCTTAGATCGATGTACTTCTCGACCAAGTCGAGTCGGTCAGGGGCCTTGACTAGCTTTCGATACCGCTTGCCCCTCCAAGATGGCTTGCGCTTCGGGTCTGTGTAGGTGTAGGCAATGCACTTTCGGTTCTGAATCGTGCAAAGCATAACGCGGGGGATCCGCTCCGATGACTGACCTAACCCGGCGATATCCTGCTCGATGATGTCGGTATTCTTTGCGACCTGTGCTTCACTCGCTGCTGCGTCTCGGTCTTCGATGTCATCGATGATCGCAAGGGTGGGCCGCTGGCTTCGGTACTTCGTCCCGCGAATCGCTCCGTCAATGCCCAACGAGTAAAGCACCTGCCCGTTCGATGCTGGCTTGATTTCCTTAGGCCATCCTGCTAACTGGTCGAGATCGATTGACGGGAAAACAAAGAACTCAGGGCCGATGACGATGTTGGTTGATCGTCCGCCAACGGTCTGCATCCTTCCGCGACTTGACCACGCTCCAACGGCTTGAAACGGTATGCCGATTTCGGGATAGTCCGCAATGAAGACTTCGTTCTGCTGGAGTTGCTCGACAACGTCGCGTACTTCCTTCTTCGCTTTGTCTGCATTCTTGCCGATCACAACCGGGAAATGCGACAAGCCGCGAACCATAAGGAATAACGCGGTAAGAATGGCAAGCGTAGTTTTTCCCTCGCCTCTAGGGCCTGCTATCGCCTGGTCACCGCCATAGCAAGCCGCGTCAATGATCGACTTGACCATCGCTAGCCGGTCTTCAGTCCAAGCCTCAAAGAACTTGTCGGAGAAGTACGTTGACAGCCACAAAGAGCAATCAGCCTCGCATCGAAGACGACGCGAAGGATCGGCCGGAGTTGGGATGATTAGGTCACGTTCTGCTGCTCGCTTCTTCCGCATCAACTCACGTTGACGCATCCGCTCATCACCCTTGATCGGATCCGCTGACGATGCCGTTTTCGGATGCAATGCGAGCAAGCTCTGCAACTGGTACAGACTGAGCGACTGCAAGAAGTCTGAGTCTAAGTTCATTGTCCTTCGCTTCTTTTTTGGCTCGTGCTTCTTCTCGCTTCTGGTCGATTGCGTCCGCTGCTAAAAGCACTTTCGCCGCCTCGACCGCCAACTCTGGATCCGTCAAGCATGCCATCAACGCCGCCTTGATTTTCTCCTTGTCGACGTCCCAGTTTTTCTTCAAGGCTTGGTTAACCATCCCGATGTCGCGTCGTGATTCGATTGTGAACACTTCGCCCCCTACCCCTAAGTGCGTTGCGACTAACCGACTAACGGACTAACTTTCTGTTGTTTTTCTGTGCGAAAGGTCTGCGAGTAGCATTTTGAGACACTTTGAGAGTACCTTGAGTATGGGGGGCCGGTTTTTTTATCA